CGAACGTGCTTGGATTAGCTCATCTCGAAAATAGAGATGAAGGAGTTTATGCATTCTGTGAATTTAATGATACAGAATCAGGAAAGACTGCACGCGAACTTGTAAAACATGGCGACGTACAGTCTCTTTCTATCTTTGCCAATCAGCTTAAACAGGCAGGTCACGATGTTGTTCATGGCATTATTAGAGAGGTAAGTCTGGTGTTAGCCGGTGCCAATCCTGGAGCATTTATCGATGATGTGGTAATGCACGGGGACGGAGAAACAGGTATTATCCTTGGCTATGACGAAATGATCATGGGACAGTTGGAGCATTCGGCAGATGAACCGGATAAAAAGCAGGAGGAAAAGGGTGGTTCCGATGATGAACCGGATAATGAAGAGAAAAAGGATGAGAAGGTTGAAACTATTGAAGATATCTTTAAATCCATGACTGAAAAACAGCAGACCGCCGTTTTTGCAATGATGACTGAGTTCGCAGGCAAAGAGGTTTCTAAAAAAGAAGATGATGAATCTAAAGGAGGAGATGACAATATGAAACACAATGTTTTTGACAACGACAGACGCGATGATAAGAATTTTCTGTCTCACGCAGCGCAGAAAGAAATTTTGGACTTAGCTAAGTCCAGCGGAGTCGGATCTTTAAAAGCTGCTATGGAAATCTACATGGATGAACATAGCTTACAGCATGACGGAATCAGCGGCTTTGTACAGTCCGGCACAGGCGACGTTACAACGCTGTTCCCTGAATATGTTGAAGCACATCCGGGGCGTACACCTGAACTTATCACAAACGATATGGGATGGGTTGACGCTATTATGGCGAAGACGCAGAAGATTCCGAATGGTCGCGTTCGTACTTCCCATGTAGATATTCGGAACATCGATTCTCTGTCTGCAAAGGGATATAAGAAAGGTAACGAGAAGAAGCTCACCGGAAACTATGAGCTGGTAAGACGTACTACCGATCCGCAGACCGTATACGTTACTTCCGAGCTTCACCGCGACGATGTGGTAGATATCGAGGACTTCGATTATGTACAGTTCCAGTACGGAATCGATCAGATTTCTCTGAAGGAAACCTTGGCTGTTGCGACTATGATCGGTGATAGCCGGGAAAACAGTGATCCGGAGAAGATTTTCCCTGAACATATTCGTCCTGTCTGGACCGATGATGAACTGTACACCATCCATAAGGATATTGATTTCGAGGCAATGGCTAAAGAACTTCAGGGCAACAACGCTGCGGATTATTTCGGAGAGAGCTTCATTTACGCGGAGGCTATGATTACGGCGCTGCGCAAGGCTCGTAAGAATTTCCGCGGTACTGGTAAGCCTGATCTGTATATCACAACCGATATGCATAACACCATGATTCTTGCAAGAGATCGTAACGGTCGTCGCATTTATGAGACTGATACTGAGCTTGCAGCAGCACTTGGCGTTGATAAGATCTACGAAGTTACCCAGTTCGAGGACAAGATTCGTACTGACTCTACTGGTAAAAAGCATAAGCTTCACGCCATTTGCGTAAACATGGCTGATTATGGATATGGTGCATCCAAAGGCGGCGATGTAACTCATTTCACCGATTTCGATATTAAGTTTAATCAGCTTCAGTCTTTACTGGAGACTCGCAAGTCCGGTCAGCTTACCAGAATTAAATCTGCTATCGTTATCGAGGAAATCGTTACAGATTCCGAGGCTCATGTAGTCTAAGTCTTAGAGGAGAAAATTCAAAATGAGTAAATTTTACGGAGCAATCGGCTATGCCGTAACAGAGGAAATTCGACCTGGTGTCTGGGGAGAGAAGATTACAGTTCGTGACTATTACGGAGATGTTATTCGGAATACTCGACAGTATCAGAGTTCGGATAACCTTAACGACAATCTCAATGTGTCGAATGAGTTTAGCATCGTAGCCGATCCGTTTGCTTATGCGAATTTTCATTCGATGAGATTTATCGAGTATATGGGAGCTAAATGGAAAATTTCAAATGTTGAAGTTCAGTATCCCCGTTTAATATTGACCGTTGGAGGTGTTTACAATGAGCAGACGAATGAAACTGCATAATATTCTATGCGCCATTCTCTCGTGTCCGGACAAAGGATTAGAGTGTCGAGCTTATTTTCAACCACCGTCATCGGTAAAAATGAAGTACCCCGCCATCGTTTACGCTCTCGACGATATCGAGAATACGTTTGCGAATGACGGGGTTTATTTGTCTGCGAGAAAGTATTCGGTAACAGTTATTGACAGCGATCCAGATAGTTCTCTCGTTGGCAAGGTGGCATCTATGCCGACAAGTCGATTTAATCGGCATTACACGAAAGACAACTTAAATCACGATGTCTTTGAAATATTCTTTTAAGGAGGACAAATTCTATGAAAAAGAAACTCGTTTGGGACAAGACTGGCGAGCGCCTGTATGAGACCGGTGTCAGTCAGGGCGTCCTTTACCCGATTCAGACCGGCGGCGTATATAACTCTGGTACCGCATGGAACGGTCTTAGTACCGTAACAGAAAGCCCGTCTGGAGCAGAACCTACTGCGATTTATGCAGACAACATCAAGTATCTGAACCTTATGTCCGCAGAGGAATTTGGCGGCACAATCGAAGCTTATATGGCACCGGATGAGTTCGCAGAGTGCGACGGTTCCAAAGAGATTGCTCCTGGAGTGTTTGCAGGACAGCAGAACCGTAAGATGTTCGGCTTATCTTACAAGACGCTTCTCGGTAACGATGTTGATTCCAACGATTACGGCTATAAGCTTCATCTCGTTTATGGTTGCTTGGCTTCTCCTTCCGAGAAGGGTTATTCCACTGTAAATGACAGTCCGGAAGCTATTACCTTATCCTGGGAGTTCAGTACCACACCAGTCGAGATTGCAACTTTAATCGATGGAAAGAAGTTGAAGCCCACTTCCATTCTCACCTTCGATTCTACCAAGGTCGATGCTAAGAAACTGGCTGCTCTTGAAGAGATCCTGTATGGTAAAGATCCTTCTTCCGCCGAAGCAGATGATGGTGTTGAACCGAGACTTCCGCTTCCGGATGAAGTAATTAAGATTATGACCGCGGAAGGCTAATCAGAAATAATACACACCACAGATGGAGTCGTATTCAGGAAAGCTGGCGACTCCTTTTTATTCGAAAGGAGAACAAAACTATGTATGCAGTAACAAAGACTTATAAAGATTTTAATGGTGTTGAGCGCACCGAAACAAAGCTCTTCAACCTTACCGAAACAGAGGTTATGGAGATGGAACTGGGCACAGCTGGTGGAGTTGCTGAGATGCTTCAGCGCATCGTAGATGCAAAAGATCAGCCGACCATTATCAAGTTCTTTAAGGAATTTATCTTAAAGGCATACGGAGAGAAGAGCGCTGACGGTACATATTTCGAGAAGTCTGAAGAGATTTCCAGAAAGTTTGCCTGCACTCAGTTCTACAATCTTCTGTTTATGGAACTGGCTACAGATGACAGCAAAGCCGCTGAATTCGTAAACCATGTAATTCCGAAAGTTGTAGATATCAAGAAGCATTCGGAAAATCTGGAGATTGCTCCTGTGGTTGCCACCATGAACTAAAGAGGTGAGATCGAATGCTTGAACTTACGATACCAAGAACTGATCTGTGGGATGAGCGGAATCAGCGATTTATCCCTGTAAAGGAACAGAAGTTGCGTTTGGAGCATTCGCTCGTTTCACTTTCAAAATGGGAAAGTAAATGGTGCAAAGTCTTCTTATCTAAAGAGCAGAAGACAATTGAAGAAACCATTGATTATATACGCTGTATGACACTCACACAGAATGTTGACCCGTTGGTCTATCAATGCATTACCAATTCTCACATTGATGCAGTAAATGCCTATATTGAAGCGCCTATGACGGCTTCGACTGTTAAGGAAGAAAAAGGTGGTCCAATAAACAGGCAGCAGATAACCAGTGAACTTATCTATTACTGGATGACCGCATATCATATTCCGTTTGAGTGTCAGAAATGGCATTTGAATCGTTTGTTAATGCTTATCCGGATTTGCAATGCGGAAAATAAGCCCCAGAAGAAGAGAAGCAAACGAGATTTATACAGACATCATGCGGAAGTAAATGCCGCAAACAGAAAGAAATTTAATTCGAAAGGATAGTGATAAAAATGGCGAAATCAAGACAGGCCGTTGTTAATCTTGTCGAATCCTGGGATGGAAAGAAAGAATCGAACGGCTCACATAAAAGCATTATCGATTTATATAACGACTTCTTTGAGAAGATCTGCGCGGGCAAATTTCCCCGTGGCATTCGTATGCGCTATGACTGGGCTTGGTGCGCTTGCACCTGGTCTGCATTAGCGGCAGCTCTCCGATATGAGAGCATTATGCCTATGGAAATTTCCTGCTATTATCTCATCGAAGCAGCAAAGAAAATGGGATGTTGGCAGGAGAACGATGCTTATGTTCCGAGTCCTGGAGATGCGATTTTGTATGACTGGCAGGATAACGGAATCAGCGACAACACAGGCAATCCGGATCATGTCGGTACCGTAATCGAGGTATATAAGGAATCTGGTTACATGGTTATCGAAGAGGGCAACTACAGTAATGCGGTCAAGAAGAGAACCCTGTCTATTAACGGAAAATTTATCCGCGGCTTCATCACACCAAAGTACGACGACAATACAGTTGCCGCTCCTGGATTAAGCAAGGGTAAAGACATCAAAACCATCGCTCATGAGGTTATCGTTGGACTGTGGGAGAGCGGCGAGAATCGTAAGAAACTGCTTACTGAGTACGGATACAACTACTCAGAAGTTCAGAACATGGTAAACCAGATTCTGAATGGATCAGCGGTAACGCCGTCCAATACCAAGCAGGATCAGAACCAGTCCGTTTCGAAGAAAGTGGTGGCTACATGTTCTGCCAAGCAGTTTAACAAGGCCTATGCTGGTGAATACAAAACAACGGCAGTTCTTTATTGCCGTAATGATGCCGGAACCAATAAGAAAGCTCTTTGTAAAATCCCGGCTGGCACTAAGGTTAAATGCTATGGCTATTACACAATGGTAAACGGAGTTAAGTGGCTGTACATCCAGTTTGTACTTGACGGTGTGCAGTATACAGGCTTCTCGTCCAGTGCTTACTTAGCAAAGTAGGAGATTCATATGATCACGTTCAGACAAAAGGGTGATTTTTCTAAGCTGATTCGGTTCTTAGAGAGAGCAAAGGAATCAGTTCGTCTCGGTGACCTCGATAAGTATGGTCGAGAGGGCGTAGCCGCCCTTGCGTCTGCAACACCAGTTGATACAGGACAGACAGCAAATTCGTGGCATTACAAGATCGAGCAGAAGCAAGGTTCCGTATCGATCAGCTTTTACAACACAAATATTCAAAATGGAGTCCCTATTGCAGTTATTTTGCAGTACGGACATGCAACAAGAAACGGCGGCTGGGTACAGGGGCGAGACTACATCAATCCTGCTATCCAGCCTATTTTTGACAAAATTGCAGATGCGGCATGGAAGGAGGTTACTAAGCTATGAGTACAACTGTTGACGAACGTGTCGTCGAAATGCGGTTTGATAACAAACAGTTTGAACAGAATATTCAGACCAGTTTATCAAGCCTCGATAAGTTGAAGAAGAGCCTTAACCTCGAAGGGGCGGCGAAAGGCTTAGAAACCGTAAACGATGCCGCAAATAAATGCAGTGGGAATATGTCACCGCTGAGTAATGCAGTTGAGACTGTGCGAGTGCGATTTTCGGCATTGGAAGTGATGGCGATTACAGCTTTGCAGAACATTACCAACTCTGCACTTGCTGCTGGAAAAAATCTTGTCTCTGCTTTTACCATCGATCCGATTAAAACCGGTTTTGAGGAGTATGAGACCCAGATCAATGCCGTTCAGACGATTCTTGCAAATACCTCTTCAAAAGGCACAACTCTTGATCAGGTAAACAATGCGTTGGATGAACTAAACCATTATGCAGATATGACCATTTACAATTTTACGGAAATGACCCGTAACATTGGTACGTTCACTGCGGCTGGC